CAACGTTGGAGTTAACTTTCCGTCCGTCGACTTACGGCGCTTGCGCAGAACATTGGTGCTCGAGAAGCTCGGTCTCTACCCGACTACTGGGGATGTTTAAAACTTAATCCATTGGACCTGGTTGGCTGATTGGTTTGTTGGTGCTTCTGATTACATCCATTTAATGGATCGTATCAACGGCACCGACGCTCCGATCAACTACAGCTTCATGACCTACACATCAGTAGCGTCATTTGTTGCTGAGAGAGGGGTACAGTACACTTACAGCAATTCATGGTCTCACGATCCTCCTGGTGGCCAGTCGTGGTCTGAGTCTACTAAACACTCAGTCACATGGTCTGGTACCCTTGAGGTGAAGTATGAACTTCGTGTTTCCATGACCTCATTACTTGCTGGAGTATCTACGTATTCTGGTCAGAACTTGAAAGCTGACCAGGCTACGATACTTGGTGCTTTGTTTTCTAAATACACCAAGTCTCAGTAACCTGCAGGAATTCTCCTGTAGGTAAACACTCAGCAAGGAAGACCATCTCTATGCTTATCGATCCGATTACTGTTGCGGCTCACGCTCCTACACCCGCATTGAACTTTGCGGTTGTTTCTTGGACAGGAGAAGGTTCGCTTAGGAGGGATATTACGAATTTGTATGATCTCTCCTTTGCTCACTCCTCGAATCCAAAAACGGGGGAGCGGCACTATATGAAGATTGTGCAGACTGTAACTGCGGTTGACCCCATTACTGGGGGAAACTCATTACAGAAAGCTACTGTCTCCATTAGTGCATCCTTTCCATCTTTTGGATGGACAGCGGCTCAAAAAGATGCCCTTGTTGTGGCTCTTCTTGATACGTTGCAGGATTCAGACGTAACAGTAACTAAGTTCAACAGCTTCCAGTCGTGACGTGAAGAGCGCGATAATTTACTTTATCGTTCTACTCATCATGTTCACTTAGTTCACTGGAGTTGAACCTAACAAGATAGTGGGGCGCAAGGTGTCGTTCCTCTATCAGGAGTAATCCTAATGAAGGGACGTGCACTGTGCGTTGCAATTATCATTGCTTCCACTCTTCTTGTGACGGGATGTGCGGGAATTCCGAGTATAACTTGTACTCTGACCTTCCCAACCATCTCGTGCGGCGGATCGACGAAGTCATAGGGCAGGATCCTCTAGCTCAAGGAGCAGAAGATGAAAAGCCTGATTGGCCTTCTCGAAGCCTTCTTCACGGATGTGAAGAGGCTCCATCCTGAGGTTGCTGGTCTTGATAGAGACTTACAAACTATCAAGGCGCGCCTTGAAGACGAGGGTTACGGATTTGTTTCCGTAACTCTTCCAGCCTTCGGAAAGTCCTTTGATCTAGGACTTTCTATCGGTTGGATGGCTCATGTTATGGGCTTTGCCTATAACAAGTCTCTCCCGAGATTTCTCTCTGGTTTGACTAGCCTTGTCTTCGATGCTAAAACAGGGCTTCTCTTAGATAACCCTTCTGTCGAATGTATTGTTACTATTCGCCAGATTTGTTATCTATTTAAGAAGTTCTTGCCTAGTGTTTCGAGATTGGAACATCTCGAAAAGATCGCTATGCAAGATTTCAGAGAAGTCGACGATTCAATTGAGCGGATTGCTCCGTTTCGATTGGATCTTATCGAGCGTATTTCTCATTTTGTACTCCCTGAACTCGATGAGTTCACGGAGGTATATGGGAAACACGGCCCTGGTGCCGTCGTTGAAGGGTACAGCCCTAACCAGAAGTGGTTAGAAGTGTACAAGGGTCTACTTGATTTTGACCCTAGAATGTTAGATGCTGGTTATGATCTCCAAGCTGGTTTGTTTGGAGACATTTCTTCATCTCAACATTCCTTCGATGATGTCCAGACGACTGGAGTTGCTAGACTGGTCACCGTTCCCAAAACTTGTTCCGCTTTGAGAACGATCACTGTCGAACCTTGTTTGAATCAATTTGTTCAGCAAGGTTACAACCTTCATTTGCGGCGTCAAATCCGCAAATGTCGTGTTTTACGACAGAGTCTACAACTTAACTCTCAAGTTCCAAATCAAGTATTGGCGCTTGAGGGCTCTCGTACCGGCGCATGGTCTACGATGGACCTAAGCCACGCTAGTGATCTTCTGTCTCTACAGACCGTGGAGACATTTTTCGCTAGATGGCCCCGATACCTTTCGGGTATATTAGGTTGTCGTACGCCCATGGTGAATGTTAACAGTAATGTTATCACCATGAAAAAGTACGCTGGTATGGGTAACGCTACAACTTTTCCTGTGCAAAGTGTTATCTTTGCCTCTATTGCTTTGTTAGCAATAGTTGGTTCAACTAAGTCGTTGACCTTTGATAAGTTGGAGCGTGCCAGTCGTAGTGTTCGTGTTTTTGGCGATGATATCATCGTCAGAACAGAGCACTATCAGGACGTTGCTCACTGGATCTCTAGCTTTGGTCTTAAGATCAACCATAGCAAGACTTTCTCTGTTGGTAACTTCAGAGAGAGTTGTGGTGTAGATGCTTTCAGGGGTGTTGATGTTACCCCTGTTTATCTACGTCACGATCCAGTTAATGCCTACAAGGAACCTAGAGCACTTGTTTCGCTAGTCAGTACTTCGAACCAACTTTGGTCTCGATGCTACCTATCTAGCGCTGAGTTCCTGGCTAAACTAGTTGAAAACTCCCTTGGGAGTCTTCCCTTAGTCCGTCAGGACTCTGGTGCTCTCGGTTGGCATACCCGCTTAAATCATAGGTCGATCCAGAGATGGAATCGCTCCCTGCATAGGTTCGAAGTTCGCTCCTATGTACCTTTTGCCGTAAGGCGCAAGGATGAATTAGACGGTTATCCAGCTTTAATGAAGTTCTTTCATCGGAATTTACATTCCGATATTGATGGTCTTTCAGACCCTCAATTTCATCAAGAAGAAATTCTTGCTGAAGATGAGCTTCATCTTAAAGCTTCCGTTCGCCGCTTCTCAACGAAGTTGCGACGTAGGTGGGTGCAGGTTTAGTAATAGACCTGTTACGTGACCGGGACTCGATCTCGGTTCCAGGGAAGAGACTTTTGCGGTTATCACTAATTGATGTGACGGCCGTGAAAGGCCATCGAC